CCTTGGCACCATTTTGTTGCATCTGCTGACTTACTATAAGTAGAATAAGAATTATATTTCTCTGTGCTACTCTTATAATGTTCTTTAACAAAGTTGTCTTTTGTATCTGGATTACATGTTGTTTCTGAAGGGAAATATTTGCAAACTACTCTAGCAAACAATTCTACATGATATTGAACAATTCTCATAGAAACTTCTAATACATGAATTTCTCTATCTCCACCATGTTGTGGTTTAGCAAAACAGTCACTATCAAATCTTTTCTTTTTAAGCAGCCTGTCCAAGCACCAAGGCAACATTTCCACTACATGCAAAGGCTCTCTTCCCTTTTCTGTCTTGTATTTGTCAACTAAATCAATTATTGCAGCAATCATTTTTGGTCTTTTTTCAACTTCTTTTTTGTTATCTTTATCTATAATGTTTTGTATTTGCTGCCTAGTTAATTCTGATGTTTTGAGTTCATCAATTCTCAAAGGCTCATCATGAGTTCGGGAGGATGCTTTAAGAGTAGCTAATTTATTAAAATTAGTGTATGCAACTTCTGAAATAAAATCTTCGTACAACTTTTCTTTGAAATTATCCCCTAATTTGCATTTAATAATGTTTGCAAAATTATGTGAGAATATTTTTAATATGTTTTCATTTGATGCGAATTTAGGAGTCTTGAATGTTGATGTAAATGGTTCAGGATCAGAATCTCTAAAACTATATTCTTGTTCAATCATTTTGCTAAGTACTTTAAACATCCTGTCGCCTCCTCTACCTCTTTCTTTCGAAATAACATATCCAAAATAGAATTCATTTATTTTTAAATTCAGTGATATTTCTTGGTCTGTAAATATGCTCTTTATGTTCTTATAATTATATAGCACCATACCATTCACATTTTCTGGGATTTTGATTATTTTCCTAACTGTGTAAAATTCCATCATATTGAATGTTCTCCAGAGATAGTATACTGTCAATCTAGATCTCATAACTGATGGAAGCCTCTTGACAAATACCCATGGATTTGGATCTATGTCTTCTAATACCTTCATAGTTAAGTAGCGTTGACTGGTAATTAACTCTTCTAAATCTGTTTTATTATTTAAATAGAGTAATAAAATGTGATTCAGTGACTTAACTGTGTATTCTGAATTAATTCCTATTTTTGACTCAGTAGCACTCTGAAGATGATGATATATAGAATTCATGTAAGGACCTGATTTTACAAAGTGTTCTAATGTTGGTTCGTTAAAAGAGCAAAAATCAGATATCACAAAATCTCCGCAATTGTACAATGTAGGTCCAATTTTCCCTTGTTCCAAAATTGTGATATGTTTTCTTGGAAAGCAAAAAGACACAAACAAATGACTTTTGGGATTGTATATCAACAGAGTTATTCCAAATTTCAAGTTCTTTCTCATAAATGTTTTAGCAGGTGTCCAATGTTTATAACAATAAGATATTTCTGTGAACAAATAAGATATCATGAAACAAAAGGACATGAACTTATTATTTAAAGAATTTTTCCATATATCTACAGATTCTTGTTTCAATGACATTGTGCTATTCAATTTAGAGAGCTCCACTGTTTTGATTAGAATATCAGGAACAAAAATATTCTTGTGAGCATGATTCAACCATTCTATAGAAACAAAAGATTCTATATCTCCTGTGTATACATCAGGACTGAATGATTTTTTAGATTCAGATTGTTTTGTGTCTAATTTATCAAATTTCCCTTCAAATTGTTTAGCTCCTATGCCTTTTAATGACAATTCTTCCATACTAGATTCTGATAATCTGGGATTGAACATGTATCGCTTTTTGTTAACATGTGTTCCTGATTCTACTTCTTCTCTGGTGGGTTCAACAACTTCATGCTTTGCTGTATGATACCAAAGATCCTGCATGGACATTGGCATATCTTCATCAAACTCACACAGTGAATTAACATGATCTGAATTCTCTTCTGAGGGAATTATCATAGGTATGTTACATATCCGCTTCATATCTAATCTCGAATTTTCTGAATCAAATTTAGATAAATATGATAAAAAATCTGATTTATCTTGGCATGAAGAGATTTTTGATTTTTTTAGTTCTTGTTCTAATATAACTGATGCTTTTTTTATATCTTCTTTTGTTGGTGTATTTTGGAACCTCATCAAAGAGTTTAAGTTATATTGCTTATCTTCTAGAGGCTTGTATTTAAACTCATTAAATATCATCTTTGATAATCTTTCATCATCATTATCTTTATCTTTGAATATGTTCACTCCACATAACTGAGTAATTTGTGGTTCAATAGAAGTTATTTCCATAAATCTGTTAATCAGTCTAATATATTCTGGTCTATCTAATTTTAAATTTGTAACAACTCTATTTATACCTATAATTACAACAGCTAAAGATCCATTAACACTTTCTACAATATCCTTGTATTTTAATACTTTTGAATTATAC